CTTTTACTTTGGTTTTAAATATATCATCAATTTTCATTTTATCTTTTCTCCTCATTCTTGGTTTTCAGCAAATACTTTTTTATATATTTCTTCCTCTGCTTCTTTGTACAGCTTTTGCCTTAACTCTGATTTTTCTTTAAGGGTTAGATCTTTCCTCTCTTTTATCATGGTGTCTATTTTTAACCTTGCACCCATTAATCGCTTTGGTTCTTCAACATGCTTTTTACCTAATTCGATTCTTTGTTCGACCGTCAATTTCCCCAGTTCTTCATTGGTAGGTAGTCCGCATGAAGTTATTAACTTACTTATTGACTTTGATCTTTCCATTTTATCATCTCCTTTCATACAATTACCACCACCCCCTCACGCGTAAATTCTTTTTGCCAGCGGCTTTGTATACCACCCACCGAGTTACAAGCAGAAATTTAATTTTCATTTTATTTTCAGGGGGGGATTACTTTCTGTAAACTTATTGAATGTTTCCTTGTTTGAATATTCAAAGTAGTCAATTACAATGTCTACAGCATTTAATCCTTTCTTTGTCTGATTCACCACGTAACAAACTTTCATACCAAGCTCTAACTGTTCAAACTTAATATCTACAAGCCCAGATAAATGAAAGAATATATCCTTCTTCTCAGTGCCTTCAGTAGGTTTTATAAATCCAAACCCTTTTTCATTCAAGCCGCTTATTATCCCTTTCTTGGTTTCGCTCATTTTCTTCACCTCATTTCTTACTCAAGCATTTCTTCTATCGCTTCATCCGGAAATAAAAATATCTTTAGTCTGTTGATTAACCTGGTTTTGTTTTTATTCACGGTTGAATTATCAACCTTTAAGATGCCGGCGATGTCATCTATACTCCTTCCTTGAAAATATCTATATACAATGATGTTGAAGTATGAATCATCTTTTATCTTAAGCAGGGCATTTTCGATCATCTCTACATTGAATATAATCATGGGTTCAATGTTCTCATTTTCTTTAACAGCCATTTTATAGTCAATATAGCTATAAAGCACTTGCTCAGTTTTTTCAAAAGCACGAGACGGTCTTTTAAAAAGATTTTGCTTTTTCATCTCATCAATCATTTTATGCGCTGTAGCCTCAGCAGTCTCTCTTGCAATTTGCAATATTTCTTCTTTGCTTATTTGTTCAGCCATGCATCTATTTCCTCTTCTCTGGATCTTATCTTTTCTCTTTCTAAGACTAACCATTCCGTAGAGCTCGTCCATGTATTATTAAACTGTTTGGCTCCAACGGTTTTATATTCATTTAGGTTTTTACTTATATATTCATCTGTTTTTCTTTTGAGTACAGGATCCTGAGCCAGTCTTCGCAAAGCCCTGTTTTCAATCTGCCTAATATTTTCTCTTGATACATTTACTTCTTGGCCGCAGCGTTCTAAGGTCCAGTTTTTATAATATCTTTTTACAATTATTTCACGAGACTTGTTAGATAATTTATTCAAAGCTTCATCTAGTGCTGCTCTTAAATTTTGTTGTTCCAGTAGTTCATCGAAGCATGTACCCTCATCAACTCTACTATTAGCATATATGTCTAATCTTGTAGTGCCTCCCTCTTCTCCTATAGGTTCATCAAGAGAAATGGTTCTTTGCATTGCGGTCCGGATTTTATCCAGTTCATTAAGAGTTATGTTCAACTCAGACATAATTTCTTTTTCTTCCGGATCACGTCTAAGCTCGTTATAAAGACGTTTATAAGCTTTTTTGTAACTTATAATTTTATTCTGCATATATACCGGTATGGTATATATTGAATTGCTTAGCTCTCTCCATATAGAATACTTTAATACCTGCAGAAAGTTTTTTTCTTCAACTGGCCTGGATATATCATAATATTCAACTGCTTTAACCAGCGCAAGGAATGCCTGCTGCATCAAATCATCAATTTCATAGATTCCTTGAATGCGGTTTCTTACAACTTGATATATAAAGCCTCTGTTCTGAGTGTAGAGCTGCTCATAATTCTGCTTAACGTCAATGTTATTTTTAATGAGCTCTATTAGTTCATCATTGTTATATTTAGGCAATAAATTCACCTCTTGAAATAAATTTTTAAAAATGGTATAATTTATTAACCGTAAAGAAGTGAATTATTTGCCTGGCTGCTTAATAGCAGCTTTTTTTCTTAATCAAATTCAATCCATATGCCGCTTTCATCTGACTCTGCGGCAACGCTAATTTCCCCAAACTTTCCCGGTGTAACATCCACCGGTAGAATTTCTTGGAGTCCGTTTTCATACTCCACAAGGGCTAGAGCTACAATTGGTAATTTTGTTTCGCCTTGTTCGTCTCTAAAAACGGTATACATGGGTTTGCTTACAGGAATTATTTGTATTATTTTATATTGCATTAATCTTCACCTCCTTCCTCGACTTCGGCATGTATTGTAAATTTGTAAAGTTTATTATCTTTCATCCGAACGTCGTACCAGATTAAGTAATCTCTTTTTTCATCAATTTCATATGCCTCTCTTTCATAATCTTCAACCTCAGGAAGCTTTTTCAAGCGTTCCGGGTATATGTACATAAATTCATTCATGACCTCAAGTATGTTTTTCATATGATTTTTTTAGACCTCCTTTTGGTTAATGTGGTTAGTTACAAATTTTAAACTGCTTACCTATTGCTTACCAAGTGCTTACCGTTCTAATCTCTGTAACCATTGAAATTAGCAGAGTGCTTACCTGCTTACCTTTTTTCCGTGAGAATGTATAATATATATAAAGTACACACAGAAAATACTTGTATAAGTTGTCTATACGTATATATTTTTAGGTAAGCATAGTAAGCATGTAAGCATATATATAAATAATGTGTATTTTTCAATATACCTAAGGTGCTTACCAAGTGCTTACCTTTGCAAAAAAGGTAAGCACTGTTGAAATTTCAATCTTCAAATGGATTTTCGCATATTTCAAGCTGGATTTCTTCGTCATCTTTTTGCTTTAATTTAATATAATTTGCCTTTATTCCATAACAATGGGTTTGGTGTGTCAATTTATTCCGTTTATTCTTGATTAAATACCCTTTATCAGCCCACTTACTTTTAACAGCTTCGAATTCGAATCCTTCAGCCGACATTTCTTTAACTAGCACATTCTTGTTAATTAGAATAAATTCATTGTCTATCTTACCCCACACTTCGCCATTGTTACCTTCATCGACAAATCTATTACTGTTTTTCGCAACAAGATTAATTACAAAGTCATAAGCCCTCTCAGATATATCCACTTCTTTGGCGCTAGTCAAAATTTCCATTACATCAAATATTGTCAGCTCTTCATCGTTCCTGAATATATGCTTACGTGCAAGCTTGTCCCCTAACAGCATAAGTGCCATGGCCATTGCCTGTTTTTCTGTAGTGTCACAAGTATTCATTATCTCATTAAAAATTTCTGCATACTGCTCCTGTAGATTTTTCTCTTTTTTGACTCCTTTAATATATTTAATTCCCGGATAGCCGTAATTTTCGTTAATAAAACTGATTATGTCGTTTCCTTTCAATGTATCGATAACCTCATCAACGCATTCAATTTCAATAACTCTGTTTTTGACGCCTCCGCCAGATGAATCTTTTGTACAAGGTTCCTCACCAGTAAATAAAAAACTACATTTCCAAGTCTTGAGCTCGTTATTTCTGTCATAACTCATTCTTCCACGATCAATCCCCTCTGTTATTTTCATTATTAGGCTATCGTAGTTTTCCCAACGGGATTTTATAGTCTGAAGCTCGTCCCCTGCAAATGGTAGATTGCATAAAAATGCACTCGTCGCCAACATGCTGTTCGCCGTCATATTCATCGTGCGAACCATTTTTCCCATCCTAGGATTTCCCCATACACTCATAGCAATCATTATTCCCACTGTCTTACCGGTGCCGGTGCCTCCCCAGAGATGAAACACAAATGGAAGTGCATTGACTTTTTCAATTAGTACAGAAGCGAATGAAGCTGCCATAGCAAGGCGTAAGTATAGATTTTTTCGCATAGGTGCTATAAATTCAACCCAACGTTCATAACTTCCAGCTTGGCATACTGCATCAAATATGTACTTATTTTCTTTTTCGCCGTCAAATTTTATATCGCTATCGTAAGGCATGAACCGGTTATCGACCCAGCCAAGTCTTGAAATAGCTTTGTATCTTGGCAGCGTGTATAAATTTATAGAGACACAATCGGCTATGTAGCTGACCAATGTTTTTGCATTCTCTGAATTTACCTCAATCCCTTTATCTGCAAGCTCTATTATTTTACTGCTGCTGGCGGCCTTGGATCTTTCACAAATAAGATACTTCCAACCGTCTTTATAAAATCCAAGTTTCAGCTTTTCTATACCAGTATCCATATTTTCAAGGATTTCAACCGGCATTATGGGTATTGGGCTTGCAATCTCTGTTATAATGTTTCCATTGTTCATGTTGACTTTATCACGTTTAACGCCTAATCCTTTGGCAATCCAATCGCCACACATCAATGCAATTGGTTGTTCCGGAAAATCTGTTTTTAACCCATATGTATTAACCTGTTCCTGAGCCGCCTTAATTTTATAAGCCTTATAATTTTTATTAAAGCTATTGGTGATCTTAAGTTCCTTGGCTCTGTTAATGCACATTGTCTCAGCCTGCGTGCGCTCAAAATTATCCTTCAGGCTCAATAAGGCTTTAAATAATCCTTCACTTATAAGCTCTTCTTTGGTTAGGCTGCAGTATTTGTCTTTTATAAGGTCATTGTATTCAGTTTGTAATCTCTCAATTTCTTCCATACTCAAGGAATCTACATTTTGTATAGATTTCTCAATTTCTTTGATCCTCTCAGCCTTAGTTTTCGCCATGTAAGTATCACCTTTAATTTTTCATGCTCAGTTAAAGATTCCGATGCCTGGTACCCTTAACTGAGCTATTAAATTCCATATATAAATTATTCACCTAAGCTTTTTCATCTTTATTTTATCGGCAACGACTTAGCCTTGCCTTCAGAACCTAACAAAAACCGCCTTTCGCCTCTTTCGTAAAGTGTTTTATTTTCAAGTCCGGCATATAAAATGGATTTAAACTTGACGTTAAAGCAACTGTAAATATTTCTATTTCAAGATTATGATACTCCCACAAAAACCCTATAACGCCACTCTCATCAATATCCTGGTCCTTAATGGGTTTATCTCTTTCAAGGGTATTCAAATAATCCCTAGTGTAAAAATAATCCTTGCACCCATATTTATGACCGTCATACTCTTTTGCAACCGGGAACACGTTCATAAACTCATTAGGTGTTAAAAATCCAATGAAATCAGATACCGCCATAACAAATTCATGGAAGTCTTCCGCTTCTTCCAACATGTGCATATCAGCCACACGCTGAGTATTTGTGTACTTAATCCCGTAGAATACCATCTTTTTAATATCATCACGGGTATAATTAGGTTTCTCAAGTGCATTTTTAATTACAGCAATAAGTGCATTCCAATATAAATTCTCTTTCATGCTGTTACCTCGCTTTGATGTCTTTTCTTTTTAGCCCTTTCTGCTCTCTTGCCTTGGATAAAGGCGTAATTAAACACATCTACTAAAGCTAGATCTTTTCTTTTCTTGTACTGATCATCATATAGAATTTCAATATCGCAATAAGTTTCGTAACTTATGTCATTGTACCTTAAAATTTCTCTTGTATCTCGCGTTCTTTCCCTTATCTGCTCTTTTCTGTATCGTTCGAATCTTATATTAATTGCTCTGTCTAGGACACTTATGATGCTCTTCCCTTTATCAGACTTCATAGTCTCATAAACCTCCTCTCTTGCTTTTGTATGAAGTGTTAAATAATGCTCTGCAAGTTCCTTTAAAAGTTTACACGCCTCTGAATCCTCATTTTCAACCAATACTAAGCGATCGGTTTCCGGAAAATAACATATATTTATGTAATCCGGGTCAGGCTTTAACGCATCATTATAGGAATTAAGACGGATGTCCCACCATTCCATTTCTGCAGCTTCTTTACTTAAAGAGAATAAATTCAATTTTTTGTTTAGCAATTTATACCTTGATCTTATTCCCTTATCTTCTCTGATCTTGAGTGCATTATCTACTACTTCAAAAGATTGTCTGAATAAACCTACAGGAGACATTGCTTCTTTAGTTTCCTGACGTGCATCCAGTGAAGATACAACATAATCCGGAATAAAGGTCCTAAGTTCTTCAAAAAACTTAGATTCTTTGTTTAATACAATATTTGCGTTATCATCAAAGAACACTGTTAAACTTTCAATACTTGCGCCATCCTCCCAGCCTTTTAAAAAACTTTCTATCTGCTCAGATGTCAAATCTGTTATGTCACAGCTGTAAATCTGTAATCTTTCACTAATCAATTCGTAACTCATGTACTTTCTCCTATTCTTTAAAATTTTTTATTGATGTTTCAGTCAGAATAGGCTATAATGGTATTAATATGTAAACCTATTCTTTACAGTCCATGCTTTGGACGCTCAGGACTGTAATTAAAACTTTGTAGGCTTGGATGCAGCTTTCTTTATAAGCTGTATTCTTTTTGCCCATTTTTCAAAGTAACGCCTCCTATCTGCTTACTTCTGTCATTCTGTGAGCCTACTCAACATCTAAACAATCTTTGTAGTGCTGCCTCTGCTCTTTGAAGGAGTGATTTTCACTTTAGATTCTTTTTCCTCTTTTCTTTCCTTAACCCATTCAATCAACTCAGACTTAACAAAGATGTATGCTCTTCCCTTTCTGCAGTGGGGTATACACAAATCATCTTTATGATTTTTGATATAGTCTTTTGATAAGTGTACAAATTTTGATGCCTGGTCCAAATCCATAATTTCTGGAAAGCCGTCTGATTGTTTGGCTGTCAGGCCTAATTCTTCAATTACTTCACGGACAGCTTCTTTGATTAATTGTTTTAATTTCTCTTCCAATTTACGTATCCTCCTAAAATCTTATATTTTATACTCTCATGTCATAATAGGCGCTTATTATGTATCATTCCAACTCAATGTTATCTTTACTGCTCAACTGTATTTGCTTTCATCGTCGCTACACCTCCTATAGCTCTCTGCCCTCTGCAGTCGCCTTGTCAAGCCATTGTTCCATCAACGATACATTCACACGCTTTCGCCCGTTAATAATCAAAATCGGGATATCTGACTCACTCCTTGAAAGCTCATAAAGACGATCCCTTCCGATGCCGAAAATACGAGATGCCTCCACGATACTGCAAAGCTTTTTTACTTCTTTTACTTTTTCTCCCATACTTTTTTCTCCTTCCAATTTTTTTACTTAGTACCATTCGCCAGACAGCGAATAATAAAAGACTCCTACGCCTTTCGTCATTACTTTAAATCTTTTATTTTTTGAGTCCCATTTTACAGACTTAGGCTCATACTTCTTTCTTGTCGCCTCATTTTCAATACAATCCATATGCCCTGTAGCTGTCTGTTCAAAATTTTGTCTCAGTTTGTCACTGAATTTGCTATAATCGCCTCTTACTTTGCTAAAGTTGTACAATTATTTCACCTCTCTTTAACTGAAAAATAGTTCACCTACAGAACAACCTAGTTCCTCAGCTATTTTCAACATTAAATTTTTTTTGGCTGAGTTCTATTATTTTCAATGGAATTAAGAGTTGCTCTTGATACGCCTACTTTTTTAGCTAGATCTCCTTGCTTAATACCTTTCTCAACTCTTTTAGCCTTTAATTTATATGTCATTGTGAATACGCCTCCTTTCCCACAAACGTATGATTTATTATATTATATCCCCACCTTTGTAAAATTACAAGAGTTTTTTTAAAATTAGTTTTACATTTGTGTGATTTGAACTATAATAATATATGGGAGGATAAAATAATGAATATAGGAGAAAGAATAAAGGAACAAAGAAAAAAGCATGGATTAACGCAAGAACAATTGGCTCTAAGAAGTGGGATATCAAAGAACGCTATATGGAATTACGAAAATGAGAAAAGAGAACCGAGTATTGATATAATTATTAAGATAGCAGCATCTCTCGATGTTCCTGTTGCAAAGATAATTGGTTTAGAAAACTTGTATTATGCAGATATGTATTCACGCCATCTTCAGATCTACAATTTGCTTCTTAGCTATAAAACTGAGTTATCGAATAACTTCATAAAATTATTTGGATCTATAAAACATGTAAACGAAAACTTTGCCAGTGAAGCTATGAATAAATTATTAAAATATTTGTTCGATAAAATAAATTTTGATATTTTTGATATCATTGGTTCTGTTATTTACGAAAACATAAGAAATAAATCCGATGAATCTGTTAGTATTGATTTGATTAAAAATGAAATTCAAAATTCTTTTGATGATATAAAATATAAAATATCAGAATTAATTGACTTCCAACTCTCAGCAGAAAATATGCTTACATATCGTCCAATACCGCCTAACTTCCTTCAAGATGATTATGTGGATGAAGATGACTTAAACTTAAAAGATATGGATATAAATAAAGAATTAAGTAAAACCCTTATATCTTCACTTACACCTTTAGTAATTCAGGACCTCATATCAGACATATCATTTAAGATCCTTGAAGATAATTATTTTGATTTAAATGAAGACGGCAAAAATAAAGCTTATGAATATGTTTCCGACCTGGCAGAACAGCCTAAATACGGGAAGGATGCTTAATACTCATATATAAATACACTTGGAGTAAATGTATACTAAATCCATAAACTTTAAAAAGGCGGTGAAAAGCGTTGACTCAATTATTAACTAAAAAAGACTTAGCAAAGCGATGGCAAGTAACAGAAAGAACGATAGACACCTGGCGCAAAGAAGGAATTATAACACGCTGTAAAGGAATACCGGAGATTAGATTTTCCGAACAACATATTGCTGAACTCGAAGGGATAACGCTCGAAAAATTTTCTCCATTAGAAAAACGAAAAATAGAGAATGAACTTGAAAAACTCAAAACTGAGAACGAAAAACTTAAGGGGATTCTTAGCCTCATTTTGGCAGATGTTTATGCTAATCTAAAAATAGGTCAGCCGGCTCATCGAAAAGTAGGTCAATATAAGTATAGTTAAAAAGAGATAGAAAAGCAAATTAAATAAATGTGTTAGGAAATCAAAAAACTTACTAATATAAAACAAAATATAGTTAGTTGTGAATATGCCGCTCTGTGAATTGGAAGGAGGGCGTAGCCCGACTGGAGATTCACAGAGCGGCGGCTCGATTTTTTCAATAACGCTCATTGAAAATTAGGTCACTTTTCTTAAAAAATATGATATCCTTTCAGTATGCACTGAGAGGAGGACGAAAAGGAAGTGATAAAATTGAATCAAAAACAAAGAATCATACTTAAGCATATTGACGGCATGAGCAATCGTAGTATTGCGGGTGAACTTCACATGAGTAAAGATACTGTCAATAAATATGTTTTAGAGTATGAACAAAAGAAGCAAGAGCTTTTAGCTAATAATCCAGAAGCAGATACAAGGGAGCTGATACATGCAATAGTAGAAAAGCCAAAATACAACTCAGATAACCGTGAACCAAGTAAAGTTACACCAGAAATGATAAAAGCAATTGAAGAATGTATAAAGCTAAATGAATGGCGGCGTGCCAATGGACTGTCAAAGCAGCAGATGAAAAAAATTGACATTCACGAATATTTGGTAGAAAAGAAAGAATTTGATATAAGCTACTCAACTGTCAAGCGATTAGTTAAATCAATTGAGGACAGGCATAAAGAAGCATTTATACGCCAGGAATACAACTATGGAGAAATATGTGAATTTGACTGGGGCACTGTAAAACTTAATATTGGGGGTTCAGGATATGCATCATACCAAATGGCAGTGTTTTCTCCGGCTAAAGGCGGATATCGATATGCAATGCTTTTTAAAGCACAGGACACACCTTCATTCCAACAGTCACATGCTGAATTTTTTTCCCACTGTAAAGGTAATTACAAAACGATGGTTTATGACAACATGAGAGTTGCAGTAAAAAAGTTTGTGGGTTTGCATGAGAAAGAACCAACAAAGGCGTTAACTGAATTATCAATATATTACGGATTTAATTTTAGATTCACAAATATTGCAAAAGGAAATGAGAAAGGTCATGTTGAAAGAAGTGTTGAATATGTTAGGAGAAAAGTATTTAGCGAACCAGGTAATGATAAATTCGATACCCTTGCAGAAGCAAATCAATTTCTTATAGAAGGATGCATGAAGCTTAACAAAAAGGTTTCATCAAATGGGACAATACCTACAGAAGTTTTTAAAGAAGAGCAAAAATGCCTTCTTCCCAATTTACCTAAGTTTGAAAGCTGCATATATTCTGAATGCAGAGTTGACAAGTATTCAACCATAATTGTTAATCAAAATCATTATTCGGTACCTGATAAATTAGTTGGAAAAATTGTAAGTGTAAAGATGTTTACTGACAAGATAATTGTCTACTACGATAACAACATTGTGGCTACACATGAACGAAGTTTTAAGGTTCATGACTGGAAGATTGATATATATCATTATCTTAGAACGCTACATAAAAAACCAGGCGCCCTGCAAGGAAGCACTGCATTGCTTCAAGCGGACACCCAAATTAAAAATATCTACAAAAAGTATTATACCAGAGATGCAAAAACATTTCTACAAATTTTAGAAATTATTTATGAAAAAGGAATTCATGCGGTAACAGAAGCACTTAAAGAGCTTGAGAAGCTGTCGCCGTTGGATATGAGTGCTGATAAGGTTAAGGTAATATGTGAAAGCAGGCAAGAAAAAGAAAATTGCAAAGATATCTCTTACATGGATCACCTTACAGAAAAATCAAAAAGTACATTATTTAAATATGATCAACTTGCAGCGCTCCAATCAGGAAAGCTAAAAAGGGAGGCTGTGTAAGATGAAAATCAAATTAAATGAAGAGATAATTGAATACTGCAAAATATTGAAACTCAAGGGAATTCGTACACATTTTGAAGAAGTAATGAATGAAGCTACCGACTATGAAGATTTTCTCCATAAACTTCTAACTTACGAGATAGAAGAAAAAGATAAACGCTCTATCGACTGCAGAATTAGAAATGCGCATTTACCTTACAGACAATATTTTGAAAATATTGAAATGGATTGTCTTCCTGCAGATATGCAGAAGAAATTGCCTGAACTGGCTACTCTTGACTTTATTGAAAAGGGAAAAAATATCATAATGACAGGTAATCCCGGCACCGGCAAAACCATGGTTAGTATTGCATTAGGTTTAAAGGCTTGCACGGCAGGGTACAAGGTATTGTTCACAACTGTTCCCCTGCTTGTCACAACATTAAAGGAGTGCAATAGCGCCAAGACCTTAAGATATTTTGAAAACAGATTTGAAAAGTATGACCTCGTTATTGCGGATGAGCTGGGGTACACTTCATTTGACCGTGAAGGCACAGATTTGCTGTTTAACAATCTATCTTTAAGGGCTGCAAGAAAATCTACCATAATTACATCAAACCTTTCATTTGAACGTTGGGTTGAAGTTTTCGGTGATCCTACTGTTACCAGTGCAATGATAGACAGGCTAACCTACAAAGCTATATTAGTTAATATGGAGGGTGATTCTTACAGGTTAAGAGAAACCTTGAGAGAAAGTGGAGCTTCTATGAATTTTGATAAACTTATTGTTTAAAACTATTGTGCCTTTGTACAATTTTCAGAGGCACATTTATTAACATGAAAGTGACCTAAAATTAAATGGTCTTTTGACCTAATTTTCAGTTGACAAATACAGCAGAAGCGTCACAGATTATACCATATCAATAGTATATAATGTTAAAATTGTACAAATTACTCATGCTAAGGAAAGGAATGATACAATGGCCAACAAACCAAAGACAAATTTTGATGTCAACGGGTATTCATATTTTAAAACATCCCTAACCGTTGGACATGACGTTAACGGAAAAGCTATCGTAAAGGTCTTTTATGGTACTTCTAAGAAAGATGCAGAGCAAAAGAAGCGAGAATACATACGGGACATGGAATCGGGCTTAAAACCGAAATTAGGCTCTCAGTCGCTAAGCCAAGCAATGAATACCTGGTTGTGGGACACAGAAAAAAATTCAGGAAATAAAAGCTCTACTTTCGAAAGATATGAGGGTATTTTCAGAAAATATATTAAAGATACAAAGCTTGGCCTTATAGCTGTCTATGAAGTTGAGAATGCAGCCATTCAAAAATACTATAATGACTTAAAAGCTGAAGGTAAGAGCTGTTCACAAATAGAGAATCTCCACAAATTGCTTAATAAGTTTTTTAGTTATGCCGAAATGACCGGCTATGTAATAAAAAATCCATGCAAGGGACTGAAAATTGCAAATGGTAACGAGGATGAGCTGCAGGAAGACGATGATATCATAATTGAAACATTCACTAAAGAAGAGACCAAAAAAATAATTAGCAACCTTGATTACAGTGCCAAACTTAGATATATTATAATGTTCGCGCTTTTCACCGGTGCCAGGGAAGGCGAAATACTTGCTCTTGAAAAAACTGACATAAAGGATGATATTGTTAGGATAAATAAAACCCTTCGGAATGCAAAGGTCTTCGATGATGACGATCACAAAAAATCTCATTACGAATTAAAAGTTACAAAACCTAAAACAAAGACATCAAACAGAGAAGTGCCTATTCCGGATATATTAAAGCCAGAATTAAAGAGATTAGAAAAACTTGTTGCAGAGGAACGATTGAAGCTTGGACCGGCATATGAAGAAAACAGCCTTTTATTTCCTTCTCTAACCGGTACCTACATTGACGCTAAGAATTTAAGACGATCCTGGGAAAGGTTATTAAAAAAATCCGGAGTTGAGTATAAAAAATTCCATGCCCTCAGGCATACTTATGCAACCAGGTTATTTGAAAACGGAACATCAATATTGACGGTATCACGTCTACTCGGTCACAGCTCTATACAAACGACAGAAATTTATACTCATGTTTTAGAAAATATAAAAAGAGAAGAAGTTCAGTGCTTAAATAATATGTTTAAATAATAAATAAATCGCAAAAGATAAAAAAGAGATAAATTTTGAAATTTATCTCTTTTTTAATTCATAAAACCTTTGCAATTACTGAACCATGAGGGATTCGAACCCCCGACGCCTAGATTCGAAGTCTAGCACTCTATCCACTGAGCTAATGGTCCATGACTTATCAATTATATTACATTTAATTAAAAATATCAATAGTTTATAAATAATTTTCCTTCTATTTTAACTCAGCTATTGCATAAACGGGCCCTCAAGCCACATCGTAACTTGTTGACCCGTTTTACAAAATGTACAGGTTGTTATTTTAAGCTACCGATTAGAATTTCAGGTTTTCTTTTTATTCTCCTTTTGATATAAATCAGCATTGATGCCTTATAATGGCTCAAATCCAAAATACCTTAATATGCCTAAATAAATACCATACGCAATATTCCATTGCTGGTCTCTTAATATAAGAGAGTCATGATAATTTGTCAAATAGCCCATTTCAACTAATACTGCCGGCATATTTGTTCTTCGAAGTACATATAAGGATTGGTTTTCTCTTATACCATTATCATTAAGGTCTGTTACCTGGGTTATCCCATTCATAATCTGCTGAGCTAACCAGTTTGCCTGGGTGTTATATCGATAAATATACATTTCTGCACCGTTAATGTTTGGATTTTGATTTGCATTTGCATGGATACTTATAAAATAATCTGCAGGCCATTCATTTGCCAGACGTACTCTTTCAGCAAGGCTGGTTGTGTTATTTGTTCCTAATACCGTAGTTGGCGTAGGCCTTGATAATCTAGCCTCAAATCTATAGTCATTGTTCAGCATATTTGCAAGATAAACGCCGACTTGGTACGTGATATTTTCTTCTATTAACCCATTGCCCCTGGCGCCTGTATTATGAAACCCTGTTGGATTATGGCCTTGATCTATAAATATTTTAATAGCCAAAAAATCACTTCCTTTTAAATTATACTTTATATATTTTACTCTTGTTTATATAGAACGTTACAAATATGTAAATAAATAGTAATACCGGATTTAATCATGAATAATATCCCAGTTTATAGTAATACTAAAATAAAAAGGAGGTTTGTATGAAAGGAATAGTATTTTTTGTTGTTTTGGTATTATTAGTATCTTTAATTGGATTTGCTACTAATCCTTCTTATGAAGATTACAAGGAATGGTACAAGACTCAGAACTATGAGGATGCTGAAGCTTCTACTAAATTAGAAAAATCAGTTGTTGGATTAGTATCAGATTTTGTGGCAGACAGTACTGTTGTGAGGGATGACTACAAGGTTTGCAGCTTGTATACTATGAATAGTGACAAATATAATTACAAGGTAATAGGTGCTTTTAATAATTTCTTTGTTTTAGAAAATAAAGACATAGAAGCTGTTGCAAAACAATGATTAAATCTAGAAAAGGGTTTACTTACAGAAAATAAAAAGGTTGATTAACCTTTTTATTTTTATAA